TTTACTGAAGATCAGTTAAAAGGCGTTTTGAGAAGTTGTTTTAACGAAGGTGGAAACCCTAATATGATTATGGTTGGTGCTTTCAATAAACAAAAACTGTCTGGCTTTACTGGTGGTTCTACTAGATTTGACGCTGCAGAAGATAGAAGATTAATTACTTCTATTGATGTATATGAGTCAGATTTCGGAACTATGCAAGTTGCCCCTAACAGATTTATCAGAGGTGCCAATGGTACTGCTGCTAAAATCGGTCAAGACGCACTTGTCCTTGAAATGGATATGTGGGCGGTTGCTTTCTTAAGAGATTTCAAACTTCAAACTCCTGCACAAACAAAAGACGCAGATCAGAGATTTTTAGTTGCTGAATACACTCTTGAAGCTAGAAACGAAAAAGCTAACGGAATGGTTACAGACTTAACTACTTCTTAATAATAATATTGTTTGGGGTGTAACCTTGTTTATAATTACACCCCATTCAATCAACCCAATGTTGAAGTCTTAAAAAGGTTATAGACGGAACGACAAACGGAGAATAAAATGAGAACACTTAACGATTATTTTATTACATCAGCAATTCCTGATGTATCAACTGCTTCTTCAACCTTTGTTTGTGTACCTGATGGTGGAAGAATAGTAAAAATTATCACACACAACAAAGCAACTACTACTGGAACTGCTGCTATTTCTTTTGAAATAGGCGGAGTTGCGGTTACAGGTGGAGCTATAAGTCATACGGCTTCTGGTTCTGCTGGTAGAGTAGCAACTGCATCGCCAACTGCTCTTAATAGAGTAGAAGAAGATGGAACTATCGAATGTATTACAAACGGTGGTTCAACTAATGCTTCTAAAATGGAAATAACTTTTGTTATTAGAAGATAATAATATATAAGACTATTGGGGGATCAGCCTAGCGGAAGATTCCCCATACTAATAAAGGAAAAAAAAATGAGTTATAATTACGCTTTAAGACCTGGAGCTTCACAAAAAGTTTCATTTACAGCTTCTTCAGTAGCTTGTTCAACAGCTTTTGGAAGTCAAACGCAATATGTAAGAATAGCAACTACTCATAGTTGCCATTATGTAATTGCTGGTTCACCAACTGCAACAACAAGTGATGCTTATCTTCATGCTGGAGACTATGAAATTATAAAAGTTTCACCTGGCGAAAAAATTGCAGCTATTAGAAATACTTCTACAAGTGGAGATTTGTTCGTTACTGAAATGTCTGGCTAGTGGCAAAAAAGAAAAAAAGTCAATTTGGTACTGCATGGTTCGAAAGAGAAAAACCTAGAAAAAGACCTGGCAGACATTCCAAAAGACCTAATAAAAAATACACTAGAAAAAAAAGTAGAGGTCAAGGATAATGAGAAAAGATATTAAAGTTGATGGTTTAAAAAAAGAAACTTTTTTATTAGATGAAAAAGAAAAACAAATAGTAGTCAAAGAAGAAGTTAATATAGATCCACACATCAAAAATAACAAAAGACTATATAATTTAAATGACGGCTATTCTAAATCTAGGGACTTAAAAAGAGTTGCTTCTATTCCAACTTTAGCTTTGCAAGTATGGGCTAATGAATATAATGGAACTAATAATTGGTTTGCTTTACCTAAAGAAACACAAAAAAAAATTATGAAAAAAAAATTAAATAGTAGTGAATTTAAATATTTTAGAACAGCTGAGGGTAGGTTATAATGGCATTAAGTAGTTATTCAGATTTAAACACTTCTATTGCTAATTGGTTAAATCGTTCTGATTTAACTTCCGAAATATCTGACGACTTTATTAAATTAGTAGAAGCAGATTACAATTCAAAATTAAGAATTAGAGAAATGATTGCACAAGTCAATATTACTATTGATAGTGAAACAGAAGCGTTGCCAACAGGATTTTTACAAGTAAGAGATTTTTATATTTTAGAAGGTGGAACAAAATACGCACTAACTTATATGACTCCTCCACAAATGGATCAGATTAAAGGTTCTTCAACAACAGGAAAACCGGTAGCATATACTATACTTGGCGATACTTTTAGATTTGCACCTTCGCCTGATTCTTCTTACACAGGAGTTTTAAATTATTACAAAAGCATAGACGCTTTATCTTCAACAAATACTTCAAATTTTATTTTAACGAATCACCCTGCTGTTTATTTATATGGTTCTTTATACCATGCTGCTAATTTTTTAGGCGGTATTGAACCAAGTAAATTACAACAATGGCAACAGAATTATGTTACGGCTTTAGAAAGAATTGAAAGAAACGATAGAGAAGACCAATTTAGCGGTTCTCCTTTACAAATCAGATCGGATACAACTGTTTCTGCACCTTTCAATCAAACTTATAGAGTAACTACTAATAATAATTAGGATATATAAATGCAAATACCTTTTGGCGAATGGCTTCCTGATCAGCCACCACATCTAAATCCTGGAGCAAATACTGCAAAGAATGTTTATTATGCTGTTAATTCTTATAAACCTTTTCCGTCTTTAGTTGCTTATTCAGCTGATTCCGGAGGAGCTTCCGGTACTATTGCAAAAGATTCAAAGGGTGCTGGTTCTTTCCGTTCTACAAAAAATTTACCATTTAATTTTGCAGCAACGGAAGATACTATTTATCAATTAGCATCTGGTGCTTTTACTGATGTTGGGGCAGGGGGAAAGGTATTAACTAATTCATACGCTACTTGCACAATTACAGTTTCTGACTATGCAAATATTGGTGCTGGAAAAACTATTACTTTAAAAAAAAATGATGGTACGACTGTTGTATTTACTTCATCTACCGGAAGTCCATCTACAAATGAATTTCAAGTACAAACAAATAATGATACTACCGCTACAAATTTAAAAAATACTATTAATGGTCATGCCGATTTTTCAGCAACAGTATCATCAGCAGAAGTTACAGTTACAAGAGCTGCGGTTGGTAGAGATAATTTAACTAATGTTTCTTCCGATACAACAAGACTAACAACAACAAATTTTACAGGCGGAACACCTTTAACCGGAGGAAGTACTGATTTTGTTAGCTTTACCCAATTTGGCGATTATATAATTGCAAGTAATGGAGTAGATGCCCCACAATATTTTTTAATGGGAACTTCAACAGGTTTTGCAAATTTAAGCACAATTTCAACTGCAGGAACACCGCCTACTTTTAGAGTTTCAGGTGTAATTAGAGATTTTTTAGTTACAGGAAATATAATAGATTATTCAACAAACCCAGATACCGAAACTAGAAATAGAGTACAATGGTCAGGATTAAATGATATTACTTCATGGACACCTGGAACTAAACAAGCAGATTTTCAAGATTTACCTGGTTCTGGAGGACAAGTAGTAGCTATTACTTCCGGAGAATATGGTTATGTATTCAGACAAAACGAAATAATAAGAATGGATTATGTTGGTGGGGCTACTGTATTCAGATTTTCAGTTATATCGCCCAATAGAGGTGCAACTTTTGGAAAAACTGTTTGTCAAGATAATAGAAGAGCTTTCTTTTACGCTGACGATGGATTTTTTGAAGTTAATGGTGATCAAGTTAAACCAATAGGGGCTGAAAAAGTAAATAGATTTTTTGATACCGATTTAAATAAAGCATTTAGCGATAGAATTACCGCTGCGGTTGACCCTTTTAATCAATTAGCTATTTGGCTTTATCCATCTTCTAGCAATACAAGTAATACAACAGGAATTTGCGATAGAGTTATTATATATAATTATGTAACCGAAAAATGGTCTATTGCAGACGCTTCAGCTTCTACTATATTTACCCAGTTTGTTGGGGCATATACTGTTGAAACTATGGACTTAATATCGGAAAATTTAGAAAATATTAATATTTCTTTAGATACGGACTTTTGGCAAGGCGGACAATTATATCTAGGTGCAATAGATAGTAACAAAAAAGCAGCAATATTTTCTGGCGATTCGAATGAAGTAGAATTAGAAACTAAAGAAATAGAGTTGTTTCCAGGATTAAGGTCGGATATAACCGAAGTTAGACCAATTGTTGATGCTATTTCTACAGTTGCTATTACAACTAGAGAAAGATTAGCTGATACTACTTCAACATCTAGTTATAATTCTATGGTAACTAGCGGATCTGTACCGGTAAGAGAATCCGGAAGATATGTTAGAGTTAATGTTAAAATTGCAAGTGGCAAAGTCTGGAATCATGCACAAGGAGTTGACTTAATAGCTTCAAGAGCAGGTAGAAGATGACGGATAAAACTGATATAGATAATGTTAGATACAGTTTAGATACACAAGAATTTTTTCAAAGACAAGTAGAAGAAGCTGTAAATGTTTTAGTAAATCAAAAAAATAAAGAAAACAATAAAGCGTTTGCATGGTTTATAGGAGATTAAATGACAACAAATATTAAAGATTATTCAACAACACAAGCAAGTAACACTTCATTAAATACTATTAGCGTAGCGGAGGGAATGTTACCTAGTAATTTGAACAATGCAATTAGAGCATTGATGAAAAATACTAGAGATTGGTTTAATGATAGTCAATGGGTGGAATACGGTGATGGTTCTGGTTCTTACACTGCAGCGTATGCGTCTGGAACATCTTTTACAATTAATGGAGTAAATGTTACTTCTGTTTATCATGCCGGAAGAAGAATAAAACTAACGGCAACAACACCTGGTACTATATTCGGAACTATTTCTAGTTCTTCTTTTTCAACAAATACTACAATCAATGTAACTTGGGATTCCGGTTCATTATCTAATGAAGCTATATCTAATGTTTATATTGGTGCATTATCAAAAACAAACGATTCAATACCAACAGGAATTTCGGCTACTAAAATTGCAGACGGAACTATATCAGATACAGAATTTCAATACTTAAATGGAGTATCAAGTGCTATCCAAACTCAACTTGATGCAAAACAAGCAACTATTACAGGTTCGGCTACTACTATTGATACCGAAAGTTTAACGGCAAATAGAGCTGTTATTTCTAATGGTTCACAAAAAATAGCAGTATCAGATGTAACCGATACTGAATTAGGATATTTAGACGGAGTAACAAGTGCAGTACAAACACAAATAGATTCAAAACAAGCAACATTAACCGGAGGTGCAACTACAATAGCTTCTTCAAATTTAACTGCTTCAAGAGCTTTACAATCAAACGGCTCAGGTAAAGTAGAAGTTAGCGATGTTACTACAACCGAACTTGGTTATCTTGACGGTGTTTCTTCGGCTATTCAAACACAAATAGATTCAAAACAAGCTAGTGATGCACAATTAACAGATATTGCAGGACTTACGCCAACGGATAGTAATTTTATAGTTGGAGATGGTTCTAATTTTGTAACCGAATCAGGTTCAACGGCTAGAACTTCTTTAGGTTTAGGAAGTATATCTACACAAGCCTCTAGTAATGTAGCAATTACCGGTGGAAGTGTAACAGGATTAGGTTCGCCAAGCAATAGTTCAGACGCTGCTACTAAAAATTATGTTGACGAAGCTGTTGCCGGTTTAAGAACAAGAATTATTGCTGAAGTTGCTACGACAGCTAATGTAAATTTATCAAATGGATTAGAAGCCGGAGATAGTATTGACGGTGTTACTTTAGTTGCCGGAGATAGAGTTTTAGTTAAAGATCAATCTACGGCTACGGAAAATGGATTATATTTAGCCGTATCAAGCGGAGCTGCTTCAAGAGATCCGGAACATGATACTATTGCAGAATTATCTGGCGGATTAGTAGTAGTTAATCAAGGTTCTACCAACGATAATAAAATATTTTTATGCACAACCGATAGTACCGGTTCGGTAGGCTCAACTAATATTACATATACACAAGTTACACCTTCAAATACCGGAACTGTAACTTCAATAGGTATAGCGGATAGTGGTGCAGGGGAATTTACAGTAGGCAGTTCACCTGTTACATCTAGCGGAAATATTACTCTTGCAATTAATAGTATTGCGGATTCAAAATTAGGAACTATAAGTACTGCTAATAAAGTTTCAGTATCAGCTTTAAACATTGATGGGGCAACTGATATTGGGGCGGATTTAACAACATCAGATTTAATTGTAGTTGATGACGGAGCTGGTGGAACAAATAGAAAAGCTGCCTTATCAAGAATAGTAACTTTAGTTGACGCAAATTCTAGTGCTGCAAGTGCAGGGTTTGCTGTAGCTATGGCAATTGCCCTGTAAGGAGGAATATGGCACAAGATTTTGAAAGAATTTTAAAACAAAATGTCGGAACTTCTGCAACTGAAATAAGAGCTGCTGCGAATAGTGATGACGCAATAATTGGTATGCGTTTTGCTAATAAATCTGGCTCTTCCGTAACCATTGACGCTACTGTTAAAAATAGTAGTACAAGTTATTACTTAATCAAAGGTGCACCGATTCCAAGTGGTGGATCTCTGGAGTTAATTGACGGTGGCTCAAAAGTAGTTTTACAGTCTGGAGATAGTGTTGAAGCGTTAAGCGATACCGCTTCTGCTGTAGATTGCATTTTGTCGGTTGTAGATTCAATTAGTACATAAGGAAAAAATTAATATGGGATATTTGGGAAACAAACCTGCAGAAAGTTATGCAAGTTTTGAAAAACAAGTTTTTACTATTGTTAATAGTCAAACTGCATACACTTTAAGTCATAGTGTTGTAAATGAAAACGATATTAGACTTGTAGTTAATAATGTTGTTCAAGAGCCTGGAAGTGGCAAAGCATACACAGCTAGTGGAACATCTTTAACTTTATCTGCAGCTTTGGTTAATGGTACAGATACTATGTATGCTGTGTTTTTAGGCAGAGCTTTACAAACAATTAATCCACCAGCAGCTAGTGTTGGAACATCACAACTTGCAGCAACAAGTGTAACTGCTGCAAAGTTAAATAATGATATTATTTCTGGTACTACAGCTCTTGCTACTGCTCCAGCAGATACAGATGAATTTTTAGTATCTGATGCAGGGACTCTTAAAAGAATAGATTATAGCTTAATTAAATCTTCTCCAGGCAGAGTATTAATTAAAGAAATTGATGCTAGTGGTGTTGCAGCAGTTACATTTCTTAATGGCTCATCAAGTGTAGTGTTTGACACAACATACGATAAATATGAATTAAGTTTTAGTAATGTAAAAGTAGTTGGCGATGAACAATTAAGATTACAAGCATTGTCTGCTGGAAGTGCTTTAACAAGTGGTTATATTGGTGGTGCATCTGGAAATGTCAATAGTGTAGCAACTGCTGAAAGTCCAACTTCTGCTTTTCTAGAAAGCTATGGGGATGTAGAAAGCGATTATATTTTATTTGGAGTAGCTTATTTTTATAATGTTGGAGTATCTTCATCTTTTCCATCTTGTTATGGTCAATTTCACCATGAAAGAAATAGTGGAACTATACAGAGTTTTCAGTTTTCAGGAACTTATAATACTGCAATATCAAATTTTAATGGATTAACTTTTACTAATTTAGGTGGTCCGAATATAGCATCAGGTAAATTCAAATTATATGGAATAAGTTAAAGGAGAATAAATGGTAAGATTTATAAATGAAAATGGAATTAAAAGACAAGCAACAGCAGAAGAAGAAGCTGTTTTTGATACAGAAGCAGAAAAAGCTAAAACTGATAAAGCAAATAAAAAAATAGCAGAAGAAAATACTGAAACTAAAAAAGCATCTGGCAAACAAAAACTAAAAGATTTAGGTTTAGATGATGATGAAATTAAAGCATTAATGGGAGCTTAATTATGGCAATAGATAAAATACAATCAGAATCAATTAACCTTGCAGATAACTTTGCATTTACAGGAACTGTAACTGGTGCTGGGGGAAACAACAAACCAGCTTTTATGGCAAAACCTGATGGCAATATTTCTATATCAAATGACACAGTTACAAAATTACTTTTTGCAACAGAAGATTTTGATACAGATAGTGATTATGCTTCAAGTAGATTTACTCCAACTACTGCTGGGAAGTATCAAGTTAGTGGTGCAGTTCAATGGAATACAGATACAAATTACAATGGATTAAATCAAGGTAGACTTTTTGTTTATAAAAATGGTTCACAAATATTTAGAAATGATGTTGATCCAAGAGTAGATAATAATAAACAACCAATATCACTTTTTAACTATATTAATGTAGCAGTAGACATGAATGGTTCTTCAGATTATTTAGAATTATATGGTTATGTTAATGTTAATACAGGTGTTGGTGCAAACCCTAATTTTTGGCAAACAAACTCATACTTTACAGCATTTAAGATTATAACATAAAATTAAGGAGGACAAACTATGGCAAATCTATCAACTAAAATTAAAATGTACGCAGCAGCAAATGGTG